CCCAGTACTCTGCATGCCTTTTCATTGCTCTACTACGAGCTTTGTAGAATTTTTCATTTTGTCGGCCCCGATGTTCTACTGTAAAAATCATACTAGGTAAAATAAACTCTTGTGGACTTACTTTTTTTAATTTAACTAATTCAATGTCATTGGTGACATGACATGTATGAAAATCTTTCCCTACAGTAGCATAGTCAATGTATAGTATTCCACTTTGAATAGCTTCAAAATTTGCATAGTCTTCTGTCGTTAAACGATAATGTTCCTGAATTCTACTATCTGCTCTAATAACTGTGTGTCGTAACGGTGACGTACTAGCGCCACTTTCCATTTTATGAACTAGGTAATTTATTCTTTCTAATAGATTATAAAGTTCGATATTTTTTTCACTGCTATTGTTAGCATGACTTGTGTCTTCAAAATATTCATGCAATGCATTTAATTTGGCCAATTGTTGGTCATCTTCGTTAATAACAATTACAATATCATCTGAAATTGGATATTCAGGCCAGTTTTTTGTGATAGTTTCAATTGTTGCCAACATTTCTTTTTGGTTAACAACTAATTGTTCTTTACTGATTTCCTCATATACATTGTATATAATTGATCTTGTATTGTCAACGGTTTTTGTACGTTCCCATTGGTCTAAAAATATACGTGAATATTCAGTATCTACTACATTGAATTTAATAGTTTTTAGAGAATGTAATTGATTATCGAGTATTTCGTCAGCACTGGTCGTAAGTTGGCTAGAGCCATTGGGATCAGTATTATCAAACTCTGGTCTTGGCAATTCACTAAATGCTAAGGTTATCTGTGTCATAGTATATCCTTTCTAATGCTGTTTTGTAAGGCTTATATAAATTTGCAACTTGTTTGTTATGATTAACCACTTCAAGACATTCATCTAACAATACTTGTTTGTTAATTAACCTATCTAATTCTTTTATCATTGAATCCATACGTGTGGTATCATCTTGTGCGTCATAACTGTGATCTACGATATTATCGTAGAAATTAAATCCAATATTACGAAGTTCCTGAATCTGATGCTGATGCCCGCATAGTACAAAAGGTTGAGGGAATAGCAAATTTTTTAAAGTTTTTTCAGTAACAAACTTCTTATCTAATCCTTGATAACTGCACTCGCTTACCACTGCAACCTTACTACGTGCAAAGTTATTAGGTTCTATTTCCCACCATTCATAAACACTTTGTAACTTTGAATCCAGCGGATTACTTTCTATCCAATCGCTATCGTATATGTATTCGCCAGGGGTTCCTGTTTTCATAGTACAAACACTTGTTTGTGTTGTATACAAATTTCTTAGTTTGTTTCTAAGTGTTACTCTAAAATCACGAGGACGTTGTTGTAAACAGATAAATTCAAAAAGCCAATCCTGTGATGCTCGTTGCTGTGATATCTGACTCACAGTATCTGTGTGCATTTTATCCCAATATTGATTCGCGACTTCAACTACAAAATGATCTTTTATTACATTGTATTCAGTAACTGAATTAAATCCTGTATTACCTGTAACATAATAAACTTGTTCTCCGGATATTTGGTTTCTATTTAAAAAATTACAAATACCAGGATGTACCCATTCTGTTTCAAAACCTTCTATAGAATCATCTATTATTATACTACACTTTTTATTATGTACACTTTGTATTATTTCCAAGGGCAATATAATATCATCTAACCAATTAAATAATCCTTTATTAGAATTTACGTATCTACCTGGTGGAGCATCCCGATCAGTGGTAGCAATAAAAAATACAAATTTTTCATCTTGGGCTGTGCGTTGACGTACATACTGACGATATAGATATCTTTGACTATAAGCGTCTAATTTTGTTTTATAAAATTCAGCTGGTATCATATGTTATTACTCGTGTACAAATTGTAGTTGTTATTGAGGGCAAATCTATAAGCGTCATGGATTATTTCTTGTTCATTATAACCTGTACTAGTTAAGTTTATAGCACAATCTATTAGTACACTACAATTAAAATGTTGTTGCATTGATTTTATTCCAAGCGGTCTATCTAATATACATCCAGGCAAACTAGCACCTGCATACACAAGTTCTGTTGTGTTGTGTTTTACTAAAAATTCAAACACACTATCCTTATCCCAATCAATAATACTGTTGGAATGATCATTTGTTGTTATTTCAAGCAACAAGTTAGGACTAGTCCACGGCAAATTAGTAGTCTGCCATTGATTTGTAACCGGATCTTTGTGTGTATTATAGCAAGCTAGTACAACAGGCCCTTGCCATCTTTTTATTACATTACTTAATCTATTAACAGTTTGTTCTAGTATGTTTTGAAATCTTGTATGCCCAGGATGATATCTATCCCACATATCAATAATTATCAGTGCTTTCATTGGGTATCCATTAACTACATACTTATTTATATAAATAGTATTTAACATATATAGAGGATCTTTATAATTATGAATATGGTAACACTAATATATTCTTGTGGTGATGAAAGTATTTCGCTAGACTATACTTTACAAACAGATCACACTGTAGTAGAAAAATGGTTAAAACTTTGGAAATTTTATAGAGATACGGGCCATGTAGATTTTGAAATGAATAGTGAGTCACCAACAACTATTAATTCTCTCGACTACTACCATAATGAAGTTTTTGTTAGATGTCAAAGTTTAGTCAATCAGTACGGTGTCGATATTGTAGAAGGATGGGACAAGCCGCCGTATACTCAGGAAATGCTAAATGTGATTCACGACGATTTTGCTGAAAATGTAAATATTGTTAATAGTAATGATGACCCTGAATTTAAAAAGATCTTAATTGAATTAAATCATCAGATACACACACTAGAAGCTGCAATGTCTTCTGGTAATGGACTACAAAGTTATTTAAGAAGTGTATTAAAACAATGGCATGCAGCGGATGATCCGCAAGATTTAAAATACCTAACACAAGATGATCAAAAATCAAAAAATACTGACTTTACAAAAAAACATTGTTTATTTTTAAGTTATGCCAGTCTGGGTAAAGATTTAGAAATGATATTAAATGATAAACATTTTCATTTACTTGAAAGACAGGAAATGGTTCCTAAGGAAACTGTAAGCCCGTGGTTTGCTATCTGTGTACCACAATCTGATAATATTATCACTAATACAGAACAAACAGATAAAGAAAGAATTGAATGGATGAATAAACTTGCAAAAGAGCATAACATTGCACAATACGGTGTAGACGTTAATCATTGGATACACCGTCCTGGACGTCATATTATGGGAATAAATCATAATGGATCTCAGAAGGACAGGCAATGGTTTTTGAAGTATGGACAACAGTGTACACTTGACAAAATAATTTTTGACACTGATATTGTTAAAACATCAGTTACATTATCAAATAATACTTATTCTTTCAAATAATAATATACTCTCTATACTGACATTTGGGCTGTTTCCAACTCATTGGTCCATCCCTTATTTTTGCGAGCAAAGTTCAGAAAAGCTATCCAGTCGCCTTCGAATCGCTCTTGTATATTTTTATTTGTAATCACGTAGTTCGTTTCTTCTAATTCTAATTTTTTATTTTCTACAATATACTCATATAGGTTAGCATCACATCTGATTACATGTTTGTGTTCGCCTTTTTGTCTCTGAATTTTTTCCTGAAGATCGATAACTTGACTTAGCATAGGGTCAAATTTATCCAACAAGCTATTTGCAACTTCATAAACTTCTTTAAAGAATTTTGCTCTACGGTATTGTCCAATATCTACTAATACTTCTCCGTATATAAATCCTGCTATAAAGTATTGGAATTGTAAATCTGCAGCATGTTTCCCCCATTTTTGTAGGTGCGGGTAATAGACACTGTCTTCGTTATTCAAGAATGTTTCTAGTAAAGCCTCATAGAAATCTTTTTGTTCAATGTTATGATACTTTTCTAAGTAACGACTAAGAAGATGCGTAAATCCGTTTGCTTCGAGTTTGTTTGTTAACCAGGTCCACAACCACACACGACTCATCATGTTTTCTGGCATAGTACGTGTGCCTACAACCATATCTTGCCATTCGTCTACATAGTTACTAAAATAACTTTTTACTTTCTTTGTGATAATTCCATATTTCTCTTTATATACAGGATCATTCATTTCACTATTTTGCAACAATGCAAGTGGATAACTTTCCACAATGAAATCATCTTTTAGTAGTTGGCAAATACCTTCCTTCCAACTTTCGTATGTTTCTTCCGGCAATCCAACAATCATCTCAGTACTAACACTAATACCAATCTTACGTGCATCATCTACAATATTATCCAGTTGCTCACCATTTAGGTTTGTGCGTTTAATAGCTTTAAGTACATCAGGGTTCATACTTTGTAAGCTAGCAGTAAATCTACGCATCATACCAGCATTTAACAATTTGCTTGCCATCTCTACTGTTGCCTGATTGTTATTTTTATTCCAGTTTGTATCAAATATTTCTGGGAAACCATATTTTTCTTTTGTAGCAATAAGCATATCAGTAATAGCCATATCACGTTCTTTAAATATGCCAAAGTTAGCATCAGTGTTGTTGATGTATTCAATTTTGTTTTCAGCAAACCATTTAACTTCTGCTTCAATTCTTGTTATATCGAACTTCTTAACTTTACTAAATGTAGTACCTCCCCAATCACAGAACGTACACATGAATGGACACCCTCTGTTAGTTTCAATAATACCGTTCAATATCATATCATCACGATTGCTGTACTTGGCTATAATGTCATCGAATAATCCAGTTAAGTATGGACTGGGTACATTAGTTAAGTCATTGACTCTGACACTTTTACCTGTTGTAATTCTTTCACCATTGCGGTTAATACTAATACCAGGTACTTTCTCTTCATCTTGTTCGCCTATAAAACTTTTAAGAAGCCCGAGAAAACTAATTTCTCCCTCTTGGTGTATAAGATAATCAATATATGGTTTGTTTTTAAAATATTCTATATCACTGTCCGGTGCATTTGCGCCACCGACAATAATCTTACATTCTGGCCAACGTGCTTTAACTTTCTTAGCAAACTCTTCATTATAATTAGTATTCCATATATAACTACTAAGTCCTAGAACAGCAGGATCTTCCATATTATTGACTATAGTATCAAGATCATCTTTTAAAAAATAAAGTTCTTTCAATTGATAATTTTCTTTAACTACTGGATCATTTGATGCGTAACACCATACTACACCAACACTGTAGGGAAAGTAATAATATTTAGAACCAGGTAGTTCTAAACTCATCTGACTGAGATAAACGTTTTTCATACTAGTTATTTATTTCCCTGGAATTTCCATAATGTATAACTGTACAAGTATCGCTTTGGAACTTACGCCATGGGTCAACTACAATACTACCGTCTGGAATATCACAATATAATTTATCTTCTTGTAATTTACCAGTATATTCGTATGTGATACTAGCACTATGTGCAAGCAAAAACACGCAAGGACCAGTGGGTTTATAATAGTCGCCTGTTTGCGGATCAACATAATTTATATCACTGATACCTGCTTGTGCTACATAATGTCCTACTAGTTTGCTATAGCTGCCTTCTTGATATGGTACATTTGGTTTGTATGCTTTTCCGTGTATAACCACTGGCATGCGATGCAATTTTGCTAGATGTGCAACAGATTTAGCCATATTTTGTGCTTGAATTTCTCTAGCATTCATAATGCTATCAAATAAGTCGTAACCTAAATCTAATTTTTCTGCCATATAACGTAGTGCGATATTATCTCTTGGATGACATGCACCACCGTCGCCCATTCCTGCTGTCATAAATTGTTTACCCATAATTCTCATATCACTTTCAGCAAGTGCTTTTGTGACAACGTCTACATTAATATTTCCTTGCTTTTCTGCAACATCTTGTATCATATTAACTAGCCCTAACTTAGCACTAATAAATGTGTTATAAAATACTTTGATACATTCACACTCGTCCCATGTACCTATTACGTAGCGTGGATTGTTTTCCATTATAGTCTTGTAGAAGTCTACTAATTTTTTTGCATCGCCTGTTTCACTTCCGTCTTCTGTGCCAATCATAACCATTTCGGGATTTACCATATCCCATGCTACACTGCCCATTGCAATTAAATATGGATTGTATATAAATCTTGTATTTGGAACGAGATCGATAAATTCTCTTCTTGTTGTTCCAGGCAATACTGTACTAATTAGGATTAATAATTGATCTTTGTTCATGTATTTGTTAGCTTCTGCTAAACACTGTTTAACAATATCGTAACTAAAATCTTTTGGATCCAAGTGTGCAGTAGGTGCATCTCCATCATACTTAGGATCATGTGGTGTTGGAACAGCAACAAATACAATATCTTTACCTTGTGTAACTTCTTTAATAGTTTCTACAGTTTTAATAATATCACTATGTCTAGATGATATATCGTAACCAACCACATTGTGACCTTTTTTAGCTATTGCTTCTGCACAAGGCATACCTAGTTTACCAACCCCTATAAACCCAACATTTGACATTTTGTAAAAAATCCTTTATTATATACGTACATAAGTATTTATGTAACCTTAAGAGAGCAATAATGAATTCCAAATCACCGTTACTTCCTATTGAGCTATACGGAATGCCAATGAAAATTAACATACAAGATGTATTATTTTGGATGGATGCGATTCGCGATAGTGATGACCGATATCGCACACTTGAAAGTTTTTGGAAGGGCCAAGTTAATAGTAAAATATGGTTAGCTGAGAACCTAGTAGGGTTTGTGCCTGTCAGACCGTTAGATATTGTTATATACGGTGGGTGGAATGGAGTACTTGCAAGTATATTATTTAACTCTAATATTAATATAAACACAATTAAAAGTGTAGATATAGATCCTGTGTGTGAAGAAATTGCAAACACAGTAAATACACTTTATTTGGATCAAGGAAAATTTAGTGCAATAACCGCAGATATGACAACATTTGTAGATAAGACTGCTGATGTTGTTGTAAATACTAGCTGCGAACATATTACACAAGAACAATACGATCAATGGTTAAGTAATCAACCAGATCATGCTACTATTGTATTGCAAAGTAATAATTATATTGACTTGGATGAGCATATTAGATGCTGTACAGATTTAAAGGAATTTATGCACATAAGTAATATTAATACTTATTTGTGTAAAACATTGCCCACATTAAAGTATGATCGTTATATGTTAATAGGAAAAAAGAAAGTGTAGGCAAAATATGCAATTAAGTTTAAGTTATATATGTGATAGCTGGATTAATATTAGAAACACCCATAACGATCTGTCTAGAAGTTTTGCAAAAGGATCAGTAGGATTACACATGGACTTTATGGATGGCAGTTTTGTTCCTAGATTAGGATGTCATCCTGAAGCTATAGATGAAGCTAGAAAACATTTTGCAGAACACATAGATGTGCATGCCATGATAACATGTAATAATCCTGCATGGGATGCAATACTGAATAGCAGCGCAGATGTTATATTTGCACACTATGAAAGTTTTCACAGTGAACAACATTGTGTTGACTTCTTAAGTCAAGACCCAAGACTTAAATTAGCATTTAAGCCATACCACACAGTACAAAAAATGGATAATATATGTGATAGATTGGATGTAGACTCTTTTTTGCTTATGGCGTATAACCCAGGAATTAAAGTACAAAATAGCTTCTTTGACTTGGATAAATTGACAGATACGCAAAGACATGTTACAATAGACGGTGGTGTAACATATGAAACATATGAGCGTTTTAAAAATCAAGACAACATTCGGTTAATAGCAGGAAGTAAAATAATATTCAATGAAGACTATACACAAAACATGCAAAAACTTACTTATTCCATGTAGTGGGCCTGGTACTAGGAGTGCTGGCTATACTAAATTTCATAAAACATTAAATCGTGTTGGACCATATGCTGTAATAGATCATATTATTGCTAGCTATACTGACATAGATACAATATATATTACTCTTGGGTATGAAGGTGATCGAGTACGTGAATACTTGACACATGCTGGATATAAAAATATAGAATTTATCGAAATAGCAAACTGGAACAGTGGCCAAATTGCTAGCTTTAAACAAATACCTGAGTATGTATTTGATAAGCCATTTTACTATAACGCATGTGACAATTGGAGTACATTAGTTCCTCTGGTTGATGAAAATACTTGGTTCGTATGTCATCCAGAAAATAGTGAATATTATGATTCAGATAACTGCTCAGTGTATAGCGGCATAAGTTTTATAAAAGACAGTAAAGATTACTATCGTATACTCCAAGACAGCAATCATAGTCGTAATGATTTATTGATATTAAAAGAGCTCAACACCTTAAATGAGCATGCATTAGATACTTGGTATGATGTAGGAAACAGAGAAAGCAGTAGCGGAGCGTTTACTCATTTTGAGGATGAATTTTTAGTTCTTGATAAGTCACATCAAGAAGTATATAAAGTAAATGACAGAATAATTAAACTGTTTAGTACGGAAACTAATATTAATGTAACAAATACTACATTTCCACATCCATCACCAGTAATATGTACACCAACGTCATTAAGTTATGAATTTGTTAATGGAGATGTTAATCCGTATAATGGAAATTATGATAGAATCTACAACAACTTAGAAAATTTATGGACATATTGTTTAAACAACAATGTAGTTGTTAATAACAAAGAATTGTGGCAAGATAAGACTTGGCAACGTTTTGAAATGATGTGCGATCAAGACGAGAAGTATGGCGGCGTATTAGACATTAATGGTGTTAGTGTCGATTGTACTCGTCTAGTTGAATCAATTAATTGGGATATACTTAATAATGGGATACTAGGACCATGTCATGGGGATCTTGTATTAGACAATATCGTTGTAACACCAGATAGTATAAATTATATAGACCATCGTGCTGGCGTAGTCAATGACATATTTTATGATATCTGTAAATTTTATCATAGCTTATGGCTGCACAATATTAACTTAAATCATATGGTAACTGATGGAGTTACTGTTACTGAAAAAGACTTAATACGTTTAAATAAATTCAGAGATTCAGATATTTACAAAAATAACTGGCAAAAAATTGAACTGGGTGTAGGTGCCATATGGTTGTCAATGGCACCATTAAATGTTGATGCTCAGTTAAATCATCAATTATTTTTGTGGTCAATGCAGCATTTGCACAAATATAGTACGTAATCTTGCCTTTTTATATTGACTCATGTGTTATAATACTGTACAACGAAGACATCTAAACTTTAAACAACAATTTTTTAATTGGAGCAAAAGAGAATATAAATGATGACACTAATGACAACCAATAAAGCTAATACTATTAAAACAAGTCCATATGCAGACATTATTAATAGTTCATATCATACAGATGAAGATCATTTTGTAACTATTGGCGAACGACTACAGGAAATGTATGCTAAAGATAGTGATTTAGAAATGATGTTCCGTGCGCTTGCTGAAGGTATGGTAGGAGCTATGGGGTATGAATCATATCATGACATGGTTAAAGACGTAGTAGGCATGGGCAGCATACAATATGTACCAGCTAGTGAAATTGATATTAATGACACTATGCAGCGTTGGCCAGATCGTGAAAACTTAATTAATATTGTTGCAGAATTTAATCCAGATTTTATTAATCGGATACGCACTTATTTAGACACAAAGCGAGCAGATGGTAAGATTGATAGGCATGTAGCATGGGATGGGCAACATACTGGAATTGCTCTTTGGGTTATTGCAGTATATGGATTTGGTATTGATCCCGCACAAGCAATGGTTCCAGTGGATCAATATCCAGGTGATGATCGTGCAGCAATTCGCAGACGGTTTGTAGAATTTAATAGTGGACGTACAAGTAAAAAACTTGAAGCAATTGATTTGTATAAGCAGTATGTTGCAGGGTTCCGTCATGATGGGTTAACAGACTTTTGGAATATACGATGTGTTAAACTACAAGAATACTTTGAGCAATACTCATACTTTGCTACTAGCGAAAAGTTTGGTGATGAGAAACGTGCCGGTGCTTGGTCACGTATGACAGAAGTTATGAACCGTAATTTTCCAGTGGAAGTGTTTGAGCGTGTAATGTATTATCATTCAGTTAGCAATACTAACAAACCGTTTGTAGCAATGGAGATTGATAACCTTAGTGTATTTTTTCGGCAATGTATGAATCAGGGAATCACTATTACAAATACATATATTGATGAAATGTCTGAAATACTGAGTAAGATTACACAGAACACATGGGCACCTAGTGGAACCATTAAAGGACGCAAGGTACAAGAAGCATATCAGAATCACTGTAATATTGAAAAGGCAGCAGGGCGTATGATGGAGGGTAAGACTTATCGTTGTAACCAAACAATTGTCGGACCTTATTGGATTACAACAGCATTAAAGGTAGCTGGATTTAGTAAAAAACTGCCAGTGTTTAGTGAGACATTTAACTTTACTGAAGAGGATGTAAAATAATGATACGTGAAGCTACGGAACGTGTAAGAAAGTCGACTGTTGAAATGAAGTCGGCACTGCGTGGCAAGTGTAAAACACCTGGTTGTAACAGTCATTTAACACTGTGGAAAGGGCCAGGTGAGAAAGACTATTGTGATCCTTGTCAGCGAAACTTTAGTGCATTTGGTGGTTTAGCAACACCAGCAAAAGCATACAGTCAGCTTCGTGAAAGTAAATGTAGTGAATGTCAGTTTGATCCGTCGGAGTTGCCACGTGTTAAGAAATATAAAGAAAGTGATCCTAAAATGTATAACAGTTTATTACGTGCTTCCTTAACAGTTGATCATATTGATGGTAATCATGCAAATAATGATCCAGGAAACTTAGTTACACTGTGTAGTAATTGTCATAATATTAAAACAATTGAGCATGGTGATAACATTACACCAGCTAATCAGAATCACTGATATGAGTGATTTTGACAAAGCATGGTGTGATTATACTAAATTGTATGATCCTGATAAACAGCAAGCAATACTAGTTGAACTACAACGTGCAAGAAACATTGTGTTTGTTGCCAAAGGTAGAGTAGGACTAGCATGTAAGATGTTTATGCAGCGGCTAAGTCAACAAGGATTACGGGCGTACCACAGTGAAGATTTACAAGTGCCCAATTTAGATAGTAGAGATCTTGTTGTGTTTGTAACAGCTAGTGGAAATACTGCCAGCAGTTTTGCCTACATAGATATTGCACAGAAGACTAATGCAAAAACTATGAGTATCACATTTAATGCCAATGGCCGTATCAGTAGTTCAACTGATATTTGTATTGAATACAGTGAAAGTAAATTACCCATGCTCATGAAAAGCTATCATGAGCTAGGGTTCATTTACATATTTGAAAAATTAATTAGTCACTTTCCGGCGGAGGTATTTGTTCATACAAATTTTGAGTAAACCAATGTTCACTATTCCAACTTTTGTCGCAAATATATGCATCAAAATGTGGCTTGCTGCCTACATGAAGTTCGTGATATTTGCAGCCCCAACCATTAAGTTGTTCTGTAGTAAGATCTGTCCAGTCAATACCGCTAGTGGTGCCTCTGGCAGTCCAGTAGTGTATCTCATGTCCTTCGTCATACAGTTTGTTAATTACTGCAATTCTGTCCATGTGAGGGTTAGCTCCCTCATAATCTTTGGCACTCTTTCCCATTACTTTTTTCTCGGTGCAGATAGTGCCGTCAATGTCAATATAAAGTATCATAAATATATTTATTATAGTAGCACTTAATGGAAATAACACCAATGAAAATATTAATATTTGGATTGCCAGGAAGTGGTAAATCTACACTGGCAAAACCATTTGCAGAATTAGTAGGTGGTGTGCATATTAATGCAGACGAAATTAGAAAGAGTTATGATGATTGGGACTTTAGTTTGTCTGGTCGTATTAGACAGTCTGTTCGTATGAAGCATCTGGCAGATGGCGTAGTTATGGCAGGTAAGATTGCAGTGTGTGATTTTATTTGTCCTACAGAAGAAGCAAGGAAAAACTTTAATCCAGACTTTACAGTGTGGATGGATACTATTTCTCGAGGCAGATACGAAGATACAAATGATTTGTTTGAACCTCCTGAGCAAGTACATTATCATATATCAGAATGGTTTGACAATACCCACGAAACACTAATGCAAGCAGTTGAAAGGTACCAATATTGGAGAGAGAAGAATGTTTGATAGATTTAAGCCTACAACACAAATGCTAGGACGCTGGCAACCGTGGCATGCTGGACATACAGAGCTATTCAAACGAGCCCTTGCCGAAACAGGACAAGTGTGTATACAGATTAGAACTGTGCCACAAAACACTGATGCATCAGGTGGACGTACAGCAACACAAGATGATAATCCATTTATTGTTACAGATGTTATGGGAAATATTAAAAAAGAACTAGACAAAGAAGGATTTACATATGATCAAGAATATATTATTATGATTGTTCCTAACATTGTGGATATTAGCTATGGACGAGGTGTTGGTTATACCTTTACTGAACATGATTTAGGTGAAGAAATACATAACATAAGTGCGTCGAAGATACGAAAACAAATGAGACTAAAGGGCGAACTTGAATAGAACACTACAAGATGGTACCGTAGTACCTGCCATTGACATAGCAGTAGAACTCAAAGTAGTTACTAAATGTCCAACCAAATGGCGATTAATAGACGAAGAGACTGGAGTTGAATATAGAGGTCAACTACCACAACAAGGTGAATTGCATTGGCAAAAGATAAAGTAATATGGGGTTGGACTGGAATGAGTCACGATGCAAGTCTTGCAGTGTTTGTTGGTGACAAATTTAAATGGGCTAGACGAACACAACAGTATACCAATGTTGTAAACGATAAAACATTATGTTTACCATTAATTCAACATGCATTACAATGGGGTAAACCCAGTCAAGTTTATTTTTATGAACAGCCCTGGCTTAAAAAAACACGTCAGTTATACGCAGGACAATACACACTACTCAGTAAAGAATCACCTACAAGATATATGCGTAGTCTATGGAAAGATGCCCCTAAAAGCACTACAGTTAGTCATCATTTAAGCCATGCAGCCGCAGGATATTACACTAGTTCTTTTGATAATGCGGCTGTATTAGTAATGGACAGTATTGGTGAATGGAATACAATTACTATTTGGGAAGGTAATGACGGAGAACTAACTCGTAAGTTTTCACAGAACTATCCACACAGTATAGGTATTTGGTATAGTGCAATGACACAACGAATAGGTCTAAAACCACAAATACAAGAACATGTAATATCTGAAATGGCACAAGTTGGTAACAGTGATAGATTTTATGAATTAATTAAAACAGAATTTATTATGAAAATGCCAGATATAAATGACCCACGATTACTTTTTAAAAGGAATTGTCACAGGGGATGTAGAGATTGGCGACCTGAATTAAATACAGTACAAGACTTAACAGATATTGCCGCTGCAACACAGCGTATATTTGCAGAGATAGTTGACTCGTTAATCTTGTGTAGTCTAAAACTAACTTGTAGTAAAAATATTGTTCTTATGGGTGGTTGTGCAATGAATGGTGCTTGTCGAGAATCATCTAATAAATATTTTGATAATACTTGGATTATGCCAAGTCCTGGTGATGCCAGTAGTGCTCTAGGGTGTGTACTAGCGCATACTAAATCAAAAATACGAGTCAAAAAAACTATATGGAGTGAATGAATATGCTTAATAAAATTAGAAACTTTTTTATGTATCCTTGGGATAGATATCAAAAAAAGAAAAAGCTAAAAAAGAGATTAGAAGAGTTACGTAAAAAAGATCCGTTTATTTACGAATAATTGACATCTAAACTATCATACTGTATAATGAAGTGTATAGGAGAAGTAAACTTTGCTAGACGTAATACAAATTAGCTATAATGAACCACAAGCTGATGAAAACTTTGAAATTTTAAAATACTACGCTCCCCACGCAAAGCGTGTTCAGGGAGTCAAAGGTATATTTGCAGCACATAAAGAAGCAGCTAGGGTTGCTGAAACTAGTAACTTTTATGTAATGGATGCGGATGCAGTAATTGAAGAAGGATTTAATTTTAATTTTACGCCTAATAAAGAAAAAGTGGAATATGGGTTTAGACCACAAAACGAGTGTATATATTGTTGGCGATCACGTAACCCAATCAATGATCTAATATATGGTTATGGTGGTGCTAAATTATTCCCACGTAAGGCAATGTTACTAGCTAATCGTTGGACAGTAGATATGACTACTAGTTTAGGGTGTACGTTTGTGCCAAAGTTTCAGATTAGCAACGTAACGGCATTTAATACATCGCCATTCGATGCATGGCGCAGTGCGTTTAGAGAATGTGCGAAACTATCTAGCAGTATCATCGATAATGGCGATAGTGTTGACAATGCATACAGATTAGAGACTTGGCGTACAAGAGGCAAAGATCGCCCGTTTGGTGATTATTGTATCTTAGGAGCAAATCAAGGTTCTGACTTTGGTGAATATTACCGTAATGATTTAAAACGTTTAAATAAAATTAATGACTTTTCTTGGCTAAGAGAAACATTTTCTGACGCAGTGGAGGACACTCCACTGGAGGCTGGCGCTTTTGACTAATGCATTGGAATTACCGTTAAACGAACTGCTAGACCGTTACGAATTGCTTTATCCAGAAGTGTCTGCGATAGCTGATCTAAGACGTGCGTTTATTGACCGAGATTTAAGCAGTATATTTAGATTGTGTGACGAAAACGAAGAACTAAGAAAAGCAGTAGTTGACGAAAATCTTCATAGTATGTTTAGAATACTAGAGCCAATGGATATTCCAGGTCTAGAAGACATTCGTAAATCAGTAATAGAAAAGAATTTAAATAGTTTATTTAGATTGTTTAGCCGTCAGACAAATTGGCACATTGATGATCTAAGACGTGCTGTACTTGAAGAAAATTTATATAGTTTATTCCGTTTATTCTCCGAAGAAGACGAGGATATACATTTATATCGTACAGCAATAGTTAATAAAAATTTACGCAGTATCTTTAAATTACTTGGCAATGACAATTTACGCAAACTAATCATTGATGAAAACGTGTATAAACTCTGGCCTATACTCAGTAGTTATGTGGACACACAGTTCACTAGTGCGTTTAAAAGTTTTTTTATAAACAATACAGACATTGACAATGATTGTTTTAGTAGAGGACAATTACAAAGTAAATTATGGTTAGTCGACGAACTTAAAAAATGTAATGTAGATCTCGGCACTGTGTTTTTGTGCGCAGGATGGTATGCCACGCTTGCTACAATGTTATTTGAAAGCGACATTAAAGTAGATAAAGTTAGATCTTTTGACATTGATCCTAGTTGTATAGACATTGCTGAAACATTTAACAAGCCATGGTTTATGGAGACATGGCGCTTCAAAAGTATTACACAAGATATAATGGATATTGACTATGACACTCACAAGTGGCAATCTTGGAGTAATGCTAACAACAGGATGAGCCGACCCATAACAGATACGCCAGATACTATTATTAATACAAGTTGCGAACATATCTCCGACTTTGCTGAATGGTATGCTAAGATTCCAGATGGTAAACTAGTAGTACTACAAAGCAACAATTTCTTTAAAGTAGCGGAGCATGTTAATTGCGTAAATGATATAGAAGAATTTAAATCACAGGCACCAATGTCACAGGTACTATATAGTGGCAAACTAGCATTGCCTAAGTACAAAAGGTTTATGAGAATTGGATATAAGTAATTTAAAATTAAGACAGTTGCAACAGGAAAGTGCCAGGGCACTAAGTACTATGCAAGCCACAAACAATAACATTTATAAATTTAATAAACTAGCACATCATGATAGTCAAAAATGGTATCGTGCAGTTATAGAATGGTATATAGAAGAGTACGGTGATTTGCCCAGCAAGACTGGACCTGGCAAGGATGTAAAACTAATATACAATGTATAACTATGAAGATATAAAACAAGTTCATTTAGAAGTTACGCAACGTTGCCAAGCAGCATGTCCTATGTGCGACCGTAATGAAAATGGCGGTGCTGATAATCGCCATATAGATAATAGTGAACTAAGTTTAGCAGACTGCGAACGTATCTTCCCTCCAGAGTTTATTGCACAATTAAAAACAATGTACATGTGTGGTAACTTGGGCGATCCTATTATTGCTCGGGATACACTAGAGATATTTCGGTACTTCAGAAAACACAACCCTACAATGTGGCTAAGTATGAATACTAATGCAGGGGCAAAAAATGAAGAATGGTGGAGACAGCTGGCTGAAGTTTTTGGAAGGATGGGTACTGTTATATTTTCGGTGGACGGTTTGCGTGACACTAATCATTTATATCGCCAAGGAGTTGTATGGGATAATGTAGAACGCAATATGAAGGCTTTTATCTCAGCAGGTGGTAGAGCTCGTTGGGACTTTATCATTTTCGGACACAACGAACATCAAGTTGATGAAGCAGAAGCACTTGCAGCTAAATGGGGATGTGAAAAGTTTCAGCGTAAGAAAAGCGGCAGATTCTTTACAGCAAGTAACAAAGGCAAAGATAAACATCAAGCACAAAATCGCAAAGGCCAAGAAACACAACTACTACAAAAACCTCAAAAGTTAGATAACCAAAATTTAGCATTGTTAAAACAAAAAGAGATTGAAAAAACATACGGAAGTATGAGCGACTATTACAATAAGTGTAGTATAAATTGCAAAGCCATAGATAAAAAAGAAATCTTTATTACAGCAGAAGGACTATTGATGCCTTGCTGTTGGACTGCTGGACGCATGTACAAATGGTGGCACAAAGATTATCGTGTAGAACAAATATGGGAACATATCGAACGTGCAGGCGGCAAATTAGCTATCGATGCTACATTACACGGATTAGAAAGTGTATTTAACAGCGGTATATTAGAAAGCATAACTGAGAGTTGGCAAAAAGACAGTGTTGCCAATGGTAAACTTGGCGTGTGTTCTATGAAGTGTGGCAGTGAGTTTGATCCGTTTGCTGCTCAATTTGAGTAGCCAACTCATACAATGGTTGTAACCGTGGAACACTTGTACACAAATCAGTGCCACGAGCAATATCCAATGCATCTATTCCTCGACGCCATGCAAGTAAATTTTTATAATCTACACTGTATTGTTCTAAGTCTTGATTTAACCAATTGATCCAACGCTGTATATTTTCTCGCCAACTGTAAGGATGAATTTCAGATTTTTGCAAACGTTTGAGTGCTTGTAACCCTTGTTGCTGTAGTTCAGGTACATAGTTTATCATACAAGGCTGGGTTGTTGTGTTTGTCCATATAGTTAAGCTACCGTCTGGTACATTATAAGGCGGATCGTAGTGCGTACCTGGACAATTGTCAAGATACCAAGTACCAATTTCGTCAATGTTGGGTGCGTTAAACATATTCCAACAAGTTTGTATTGTAAGTTCTACACCTGATTCTCTTACTTTACGATATGTTTCCAACCATTTTTTATCTTTGTATCCGTAACGAGTATATTCTCCTACGCTGCCAAACCCATCATTACTCATAGTAACTTTACAGTTTCGCCCCCAATGTACAAGATACTCTTCAATAATATCAACACCTTTATAACTTTTTGTAATACTACCATTGGTATGACTCCACACTTGTATAGTTTTGTGCAATCCACGCTTGAGAAGTTCTTCTAATAGCTCATATGTTTCTTGTTGCATCCACGGCTCGCCGCCATTTAAGTGTATGCTACGAATAGTGTCTGCGTGTTTTAGAACATAATCTACTTTGTGCTTTCCCATGTTATCCCAATTGGTCATGTGAGGATAATATTGATCTGCTGAATTATCATTTAGAATAGCAAATTCTTTTCTATATTTGTTGTTAATTGTACTGCTAAGATCAGGGCCGCACCCCAAACAAGCAAAATTACACTTTGATGTCCACAACAAGTCTAGCCATTCAGGCTTTTGTACGTGCAGTGTTCCGTCTGCATCTGTATTAGCAACAAGTTCACGCAAGTTATCCATATCACTCATAGCATTGCCGTGTACCCTGTTTAAACTAGGCTCTCCGTTTACTTCTTGTATCCAACATGCTTCACACTGTGAATGTCTTTCGCCACGCAAAAAAGCTGCCCTAACGTCTTTAGCATGATCACTGTTGTACATTTCTTCATAGGTTTGCTTATTACTCCAGCCAATTGGTTGTCTGGTTTTACAGCAAGTACTAACCAAACCCTCTGGTCCTTCGTGAAAACTGTTCCAAGGACTTGCACAAAAATTTGGCAGATTGAATTCTTTGATGACATCACTGTGACGTTTATGCTTGTTTCTCATACTAGTATTTATCATAAATAATGTATGTACTTAATTAATATAGATACAATTGAACGAATTGAATTAGAAATAAGCAGCGATTGTAATGCCGCATGTCCAGGATGTGCTAGAACACAAAACTTAGATATACTAAAACCACAAAACTTAACACTACAACAAATTAAAACTTGGTTTCCTGATCGCAGACACATTGCAGGTAAACGTTTTAAGTTTTGTGGAGTACTGGGAGATCCAATTGTTAATCCTGAATGTTTAGAAATTACACAACATTTAGTTGATCACGGAGCGCACATACAGTACAGTACCAATGGTGGACGCAACAGTGCAGACTGGTGGGCACGATTAGCACAGTTAGGAGTTGATGTACACTTCTGTGTTGACGGCACTGAAACCAATCATATATATCGTGTAAACACCAATTATAAAATTATTAAACGTAATATGCAAGCATACGCCGATGCCGGTGGCGAAGCAACTTGGATATACATTGTGTTCGATCATAATGAACACGAACTAGAACAAGCTCGTGCATTAGCGAAGAGCATGAATTTTAAGTTTGCTACTCGTACTGGAATGCGTAATAGTTATCACAACTGGGTTGCACAAATTGGCAAAAAGAATAATAAAGTAGAAAAGACTATAACAACCACTGGCGCAAAAGAACACAGTAAAGTAAAAGAAGTAAAACAATTAGATAAGTTTATACAACAAGAAAACAAAAGTCAAGAAGAAATCAAATCAATTTTGGACAGTATAAGTTGCAAATTTTATCACGATAAAGAAATATTTGTAGCCGCCAACAGTACACTATGGCCTTGCTGTTTTTTATGGGACAGTAGTTTTAAAAATAAAGAAGGTATCAATGACAAGTATAGTGGGTTTCCGCAAGGTTGGAATAATTTAAACACACACTCAATTGATCAAATACTTGCAACTGATTACTATGCACAAACACTTAGCGATAGTTTTGATCCAAGACATAATTTGCACATAAGTCGTTGTATACGGACTTGTGCTAAAAATCGTGCATATCAAAACGAAATCAAATATGCAGAATAAAATCAGCTACTTGTGGCTGTAACATTTCATCATAGTTTTGTTTACGTACAATATCAAGTGTTAGAGTGTCTTGTTTTAGCCTAGCTCTACGTTCCGTTAGTACATCAGGATCATGTGTTTGATTCAAACACCATTCCAAATACTTTATAGTTTTTTGTACACCACCCTGCACATATTCATCACACTCTACAGCACACATAGTCTGATATGCTATATCTAATAATTCTGTACTTGCCCACTTAACATCTAAACAACTATCTACTGGATGTGGATCAGGAATACACTTCCATGTAATCTTGTGTTCACTATACCAATTGTGTTGTATAATCCAATCAATAAGGTTACGTATGTTTAACATATTATATGTGGTTAACACACTACAAATATGTATCTCAGTACTGAGTGGATCTTGTGTTTCACAAAGTTTGTTTATATTATTTTCCAGCTTACGCCAGTTAAAAGGATATCGCATGTATTCATATGTACTACGGGTACCGTCTATGCTTAGTGTAAAGTGGCGTTTACCGAACTTCTTCATGCTGTCTAAAAATAAATGATTAAATTTAGTAGCATTGGTTGTTAAATGTATTTTTACATTTTCTGGATAGTTTAAATTATTAACGATACTCCAGAATGTTTTACTAACAGTTGGCTCTCCGCCAGTAAACTTTAGCTCACGTATTTCGTCTCCTATATCAATTATCTCTTTTTGATATTCTGTATTAGGTCCAAAAAATACTTGTGTTCCACTGGGATCAGCTTGACTTTCTGTCTGCTTTATGTTGTAATATTCAGGTAACGGCAAGTCAAGGTCTAGTATCTGATTGTAGTCTTTACGTAGACTATTGCTAACACTGGGCGCACACATTCTACACTGGAGGTTACAACTTTCGTCTATCATAGTATCTAACTTCATTAACTTTTTGATAGTTGGAGCTGTACTTTGTTTTAGCGGTTCAATAGTAGTAATACGTGGGCTGTGTCCTGTTCGACTTTCCAGTCGCCAACAATACTCACATGCTGGGTTGCGTATGCCACTCAGTAAGTCTAAACGTAGTTGATCAAACTGTGGGCTAGCAAAAATATCCACTAAACTAGCACCAGCGTCTATTAGAGGTTTTACTCCCATTGGATCGTCAGTATTGTCCGACTTCATGTTACAACAAGGTGTCACACGATGTGGACGACCATCAACCCAGCTTTTAGGAGCAATGCTTTCAAACGGAAAGCTACAATAAGTAGGATGTTCCATTCTAATATTTATCTACGTATTTAATAGTGTATAAATAATTACATGAATACTGCCCCTTCACACAAAAATTTTTGCATACTTCCTTTCATACATCTAGCAACCACAACTGAAGGCACATGTCGTATGTGTTGTAAGGTTAGTAGGTTTGACACCATTAATAAGCCCGACGGCACGCCATACAATGTTAATGTGGACAGTATTGACGAAATATGGAACAGTGATCACTACAATGAAATACGTAGCCGTGTACTGGCAGATGAACAATTGCCTGAGTGTGCGACATGTTGGCGTGAAGAAGAGATTTTCAGTAGTGACTGGAGCAAACATAAAAAAGACGAATTGCCCAGTAAACGCCGTATTGAAAACCAAAAATGGTTACACCGTGAAAAAACACGACTAACAGACGACTGGGCGACAGTTGTTGATGAACCTGAAATTCGTTACTTTGATGTTAGACTCAGTAACTTGTGTAACTTAAAATGCCGCATGTGTTGGCCACACTTTAGCAGTCAGATAGTTAAAGAACAAAACCAATTTGCAGCGGCAGGGTTACCAACACATTATAAAGAATATGACTTACCAGACTGGGACGACACGCTATTGTGGGAAGGTATTGAAAATAATTTAGTCAAACTAGAAGAGATAACGTTTGTGGGTGGTGAACCCACACTGCACGAAGGTATCGACCATCTACTAGATCGACTAGTATCCACTGGACAAAGTAAAACTATACGATTGAAGTTTACCACCAATCTTACAAACATACAGCCAAAGTTTTTGGAATATATGAAACATTTTAAAAACACTATTATAAATGGAAGTATAGATGGTGTTGGTGCAACTAACGATTATATTCGTTATCCAAGTGACTGGCCCACATTAGAAAAGAACATTTTTAAACTATTAACTCTTCGTCGTAAACAATATGAACATTGGCGCAGTACCAGCTTAACACTAACTCCAGTAATACAGATATATAATGTATTTAATATACATGACTTAGTTTATTGGTATGTAGAAAACTGGTTAACTATATTCCATAAGAGTAAAAAGTTCTTTATTCTTAACATGGATTTGTTGTATGATCCCAGTCATCTTAGTGTAAAGCGATTAAACGCCACTGGACGACAACACTGGTACCAACACACGTACTTGCCTACACTTGAGTATCTGGATGATATTATCGATAATATCGACGACTTTGATAGAGATAGCCGTGACTACTGGTACGTCCTGATCGAGCTCCGTAAAAAAGTGGTAAATATCGCTATATACATGCAAGTGTTAACATATGGCCCGGATGGTAAACTAATTCCAACGCATGACGCACCAGACATTGAACACAACCCCAAGTTGGCTAAAAAATTAGCTGACTATACTCGACAACTAGACCAGCACCGTGGGCAAGACATAACAACAATTGTTCCAAATTTTTATGAGATGATCCAATGACAGATAAATTACCAAGTGACACATTTTGTTTGCTACCCTGGGTGCATTTAAGCACCAGACCAGACGGCAGTATGCGAGTATGCTGTACAGCAAATGCCAGTAGTGTTGGTGCTACCAATGACAAGGAACACGGCGGACAAGTAGGCATACTTAAAACAGATGACGGTAAGCCCAACAACTTAAACGTAAGTGATTTCCAGACGGCATGGAACAGCACATACATGAAAAATGTGCGTAAGCAAATGCTTGCAGGCGAAAAGCCACCTAGCTGTTTAAAATGCTATAAAGAAGAAGCAGCCGGTCATCGCAGCAAGCGTATGTGGGAAACACACTACTGGAGTGAGAGAGTTGATTTAGATAAAATCCTTGCTGACACCCAACCAGACGGCGAAGTGCCACCCAACTTGGCATACATTGATTTACGTTTTGGTACCAAGTGTCAACTAGCATGTGTTATGTGTAGCCCACATGATAGCAGTGGTTGGATCAAAGATTATAAAAAGATATTTCCAGAAGTAAAGAATGAATCACTTAAACAGATTATGGGATGGGATGACAAAGGCAGTACCAATGGCAGTAGCTATAACTGGCACAAACAGAATCCAGTATTTTGGCAACAGTTTTATGAACAGATGCCCAGTATGCAACAGATATACTTTGCTGGTGGTGAGAGCCTAATCATTGAGGAACATTATGAGATACTTGAACACGCAATTAAAATGGGTTACGCAAAGGATCTGGAACTTCGTTACAACTCAAATGGAGTTGAATGGAGAGAGGATTTATTTGATCTATGGAAAGAATTCAAACTTGTGCGCTTCCACTATTCAATCGATAGTATAAAGGAAATGAACGATTATATTCGTTACCCCAGTGACTGGAACCGACAAGAAGAAGTGTTCCATTTATTGGATACACAGACAAGTGACAATGTTGAAGTTACGATTGCCTGTGCTGTACAAGCATTAAATGTTTATTATTTGCCGGACTTTATACAGTGGAAGCTGGAACAACGATTTAATAAAATTAATATGTGGCCGTTTGGTGCTGGTGGTATTAGTCAGCACTTTGTATACTGGCCCGCACATTTAAATGTCAAGAGCTTGCCCAATGACTTTAAAGCAAAGTGTAGAGCAAAGTACGAGGCATGGTATCCATGGTGGGAAGCCAATTGGCAATTGGGCATTCCAACTTGGCACACTGGCAAAGTAGATTATGATACCTGGCGTAGTGCAGAGTATGGTATTAAACGATTGGATGGTATTCTTAGCTTCATGGAAAGCGAAGACTGGAGCCAACGATTACCAGAGATGCGAGAATTTTTAGGGCTGTGTGACAGACAGCGCAACAACAGTTTTACCAACACATTCCCAGAAATGAAGGAAATATTCAATGACATTTAATATTAAATTGAGCAATAGCAGTTACGAGAAGTTTGGTGTAGACCCAAGTGTACTGCATGATGTAAATGGATT